GGCCGCAGATACAATTCAGGCTATACACGTGGTTCGGGTTCCCAAGAAACCTCAGACTTCAATTCTGTCGAGACTGCTTTCATCGATTACTGCGCGTGGCGTAATACGACTGTAGACGGAATTAAGTGTGACGCCGAGACTGCCTGGAGAAATTTGGGCATCTATGGCGGAGACGACAGCCTGGCCGGCGCGGTTGACCCTGATGCATTGAAACGCACCAGCGTCATCATGGGCCAGGAGTATGAGATAACTGTCGTCAACCGTGGAGACATCGGAGTCAACTTCCTGAACAGATGGTTCGGGCCCGATGTTTGGACTGGTGATCCCTCGTCCATGGCAAATCCTCCCCGTTTGCTCTCCAAGCTGTGGGTAGGTCCATTTCAATTGGCAAACCCAATTGAGCGCTTCGCCGAGCGAGTTTCAGGCTATTACCGTATGGATAAGAATTCACCGGTTATTGGCCCGATCACTATGGTGGCTCACCTTCTCCTCGGGGAGAGGGAGGGAGGCGATCTAGCGCCATGGGATGGCAGACATCCCAGTGATTCAAACTGGCCGAACGATGACAGCGGCTGGATGATGGACTTGTTCAACAAGTTCATCCCTGACTTTGATCACGATCGCTTTACTGACTGGCTTGATGAAGTTGCCATCACCAGACGGAGGGAGCTCTTGCTGCAAGCTCCTCTTTGCACCGCAGCACCGACCGAAATACCGACGGTCAAAACCGCATGTGTTGTTGGAGACGACATTGCGTATCCGCCCGCTCCCGAGAGTGTTGTTGGCACAGTAGCCAACGAGACCGTTCCTCTTGTGTCAGACGAGGAACATGAGGCGACTTACTTACGTGAGTTGTTTCCATCGGCGGTTCCACGAGAGGTCGTGGACGCGGCCAAATTGGTGCCACTCGTCGGCACTGACGGCCTCAAGACCGGTAAGCCTGCGCCTGCTCAAAGCCCGCGCAGACGGTCGCGAAAGGGCACTGCGAATGCAGTGGCTTGCCCCCATCCGGTCAAGCTCAATTCAAAGACGCGAGAACCCTACTCGTGCCCGTGCACTTGGGTCGCCCCATCTCGTAAGCCCTCTCAAACGAAGGCAGAGTACGATGCGTATCTTGCCACTTGGCGTGACAAGCGTGCGCACGCGGCCAAGAAGTGCGGACTCAAGCTTTAGCGAGCTTGGGTGTAAGCCGCCGGGCTATAAACGAGAATAGGCTCGGATGCCTATAACTCCGCGGGTTGGGCACCCGTCAATAAGCCCATGGTAGGTGGGTCGCAACCACTACCGATTTTTATCCAATATCAATCGGGGATTCGAGATGAAACGCTCAAACTACCAACCTAAACGAGGCGCCGCAAAGCCGGCGAGCAAGCTATCACAACAGGTGGCTGCAAACCGTCGAAAGACGTACGAGAACACCCAACTAGCTTGGGACAGCGTGGTTAAGGACGAACTTATCACCGCTGTGAACGGTTCCGTCGCTCTGTCGGCAACTGAGTACCCGATTAATCCCGGGATGTCCACTACCTTTCCACTAGGCTCAGCCGAAGCAGCCAAATGGACTGAGTGGAAGTGCGAATACGTAGAGTTCTACTACAGACGCACCGTATCCGAGTACGCAACACAAGGCACAACCGGCCGTGTGGTGCTCGCATGCGATTACTCAGCTTTAAACGGCGCCCCAACCACTCTGCAGCAGGCAGAGGCGTTGCATTGTGCATTTGGCATGCCATGCGATGAGGAGATCAGGCTTAGGCTTGATCCTCGGATCGTGAACAAAGCGGATCCAAAATACATTAGAACCACTGAGCCCTCTGGTCATTCGGACATTAGATTGTTCGATGGGGGCAATTTCTGGTTCGTCGTCTCAGGATGTCAGAATGGCACTGAGATCGGTGAGTTGCGCGTTCGGTACCACTTCAAGGTGCGACTCCCAAACCTCCTGAACACTGGAGCCATTTCTAACACTACGTTTTCGCAGTGGAACCTTGCGGCAAATACTGCTGCACTCTCCGCAGATGCAACATTAGACATCTCGGAGGCCTTGGTCGTCGCTTCGGGGACACCGCCCACCAATGCTTCAGGCGTGATTACCCTGGGCACTGCTGGAGTATACAAGGTTCAAATCGAAGTAGGCTACAGTACAACTGGTGGCATCGATAACACCGCCCGCATGGTCTTGTGGGTGGACGGTGCAGAAACCAGTCCTCCGATTTACCTCCCAATGCATACCTATGCGACAAATTACCATTCCGCAGGCTGCTTTTCAGGCCTCGTAATTTCGAGTGGTACTACGACAGTCGCGGCTCGGTTTGATTACGGAGGAACTTCGGCCTTTACCTTTCAAGCTGATTGTTGTCGCATCAGCATTGAACAACTTTAATCAGGAGGCCAACGCCAATAATAGACTAAAA